AAACTCGTTTAATCGGAAAAGAGGCCAGTTATGGCCGCTTACACGGTCACACATAAACAGTTACTTAGCAATTACGCGGTACTGCAAACTCTTACACCTAATGATTTAGTTGTAGGCGGAACCTTTACGGTTGGTTCCGTTGCAGTACCGTTTAATGGCACGTTTGTTTGCTATGACAAACCCGAGTACCTATTCATCGGTATTGACGATGAGGGCGATCTACTGTTTAACTACGAAATACCTGTACCTAATCAGGTGCTTTACGCTTGCGTAGGTACAGACGTACAGCGCACCGCGTCTACTGGCACGATCACATTTACCGAAACCTGCACATGGATTACGGCTACCCAAATTGAGGACTGGCTCGGCATTGGTACAGCGTCGGCGCTCGACACCGCGTTTCTTACGCAATGCGCGCTAGCTGCCAACAGCCTTGCGTTTACGCGACGCCAAGAGGCTGGCTACATTGACAGCCTCACCACGTCACCTAACGGGCAGGTAACCCTTGGCACCATTTCACTAGGCGGATTTTTTTACCGCCAGCGTGGGGCTGTAACCGATTTTGCCACGTTTGATGGCATGTCTGCCGGTGCCTCGGTAGGTCTAAGCCCGGCAATCAAAATGCTGTTGGGTATCCCTAAACCAGCGGTGGCATAATGCCCGTTGCTTACACCGACCTATTTAATGAGGCGCTAGACGATCTAGCAGCTTCGCTAACGAGCATTACGGGCCTACAGGTAGTAACAGACCCTAGAAACCTTGTGCCGCCTTGTGCGTTCATAGATGCCCCTACGTTTAGCGTTTATGGCGGCGGTGGCAACATCGTGCAAATGACCTACACGGTACGCATTATTACCCTTGGCCCGGGCAACCTTGACGCGCAACGCAACCTTATGCACCTAGCCAGTTTGGTGCTAGGCAAAAACGTGGCAGTTACCAGCGGGCGCCCAACTATTGCAATCATCGGCGGGGCCGAAATGCCAGCGTATGATTTAACAATAGAGATGCAAGCCCAAACAAGTTAGGACTAAACCCAATGGCATACATAATCATTAGCCCCCGCGTAGGTGTACCCGGTGCAGAGTTTGACGCCGAGGGTGCAGCTGCCAACGGCATTAACATTGCCGCGCTAGTCGAGGGCGGGTTTATAGAACAATCCACAAACGAAACCGCAAAACCTGCTAAAACTAATAACAAGAACACACCAAAGGATTAAAGCACCATGGCCACAAGCACTTACCTAAGCAACCCAAACGTAACCGTTGGCGCAGTTTCGCTGCAAGACCAATGCCAAGGTTTGGTTTTTACTCGCACCATTGAAGCATTGGAAAGCACAGCGTTTGGTACTGGCTCGCGTTCATACGTGGCAGGTCTTGAGAACTCAACCTTGCAGCTTGACCTCTACGCGTCGTTTGCAACATCGGAAACATACGCAACGCTTAAGTCATTGGTAGGCACGCAGGTAACCGTTTCATGGTCACCATCGGCAACCTCACCGGGAACAGCAACCAACCCAACCATGACCCTTACCGGTGCATACTTGGAAGCCTTGCCATACACATTGGCAATGGGTGCGCTAGGCACCATGAGCGTTACCTTTACCGGTGGCGTTTACTCAGTAGTCGAAGTATAAATTAAAGCCGGCAACGGCCCGACACGAAAAGGCGAATAATGCAACTACAACTAAAAGCCACGTTTAACGACGGCAGTTCACATGAAGTAACAACTAACTTAATGACCATCGTTAGTTGGGAACGCAAATTTAAGCGCAAAGCATCCGAGATGGCATCGGGTGTAGGCGTAGAGGATTTAGCCTATTTATGTTACGAGGCCACACGGTTTGCAGGTATTACGGTACCGGCAACACTTGACGCGTTTATATCATCGTTGGCGTCTATTGAAGTGGTAGAACAACTAGACCCAAAAGCCTAAACGGCACGGTGCGTAGAGCGCTTGCCGAAATTTTAGTGGCAACAGGGTTTTGGCCTAGTGAGATATCATTCGAGTTAGACGATATGAACGCCACCATCGAAATACTAAATAAGCAACGTGGCGGTAAGTAATGGCGTCGCGCTCGGCTATCCCCCAAGTAGATGGCATCCAAGAAGCGCTAAAAGCGCTTAACGATTTTGACCCTGCCTACCGTAAACAGATCACTAAAGACATACAAAGCACGGGCCAAGTAATTGTTGCAGAGGCCCGCAGCATGGTGGCCTATTTTGATAACAGCAAAGGCACCGGGGAACCTCTTAGCGGTATGCGTCGAGGCAACCTCATTAAAGGTCGTAACACGCAATGGCGTACCGATCAGGTGCAAAAGGGTTTTAAGGTAAAGGTAGGTGTACGCGCTAGCAAAGAACGCTACGTGAACTACAACCGCACTACCGATGGCGTGGTAACCCATAACGAGCAGGTGGTCTATGGCAGTAAGCCATACCAGTTAATGGTTATTCAACAGGCCAACGCAGCTGGCGCGATTTATGACCATGCTGGGCGTAATACGCAGGGCATGTTTGTAACAAACCTTGAGGCACAATCTGACGCAGGCGCGCAACCTCGAGCCATTGACAAAGCCGTGACTAATAACCGTGAGGCCGTGGAAGCCAAAGTAGAGTTAGTAATTAACGACGTTGCCCGGCGCACTAACAGAAAATTAGGGTTTACTCGTGGCAATTAACATACCGATTATTAGCAGCCTTGACGGTTCAGGGTTCACTAAAGCCATTGCCCAACTAAAGAAACTTGAGACTAATTCCGAGCGTGCCGGGTTCATTGCAGGTAAAGCATTTCTGCCGGCTGTTGCCGCGTTAGGTGCGCTTACCGCTGCCGCTGGTTACAGCGTTAAAGCCGCTATCGAGGACAGCGCCGCGCAAGCCCAACTAGCCAAAACATTGCAAAACGTCGTTGGTGCAACCGACGCACAAATAAGCGCTACCGAAAAAAGCATTAGCGCTATGGCAATGCAAACAGGCGTTGCCGACGATCAGTTAAGGCCCGCGCTCGCCTCACTCGTTTTAGGTACACAAGATTTATCTACCGCTAACGATGCGCTTAACTTGGCGCTTGACGTCTCGGCAGGTACAGGCACAGATTTAGCAACAGTAAGCGACGCGCTATCCAAGGCTTACGGCGGAAACTTTAAGGCGTTGCGCCAGTTATCCCCGCAGCTGTACGCAATGATTAAAGACGGTGCCAACCTCGATGAGGTTATGGCGCAGTTGTCGCGCACGTTTGGCGGGTCTGCAGCGGTTGCAGCGAACACGGCAGAGGGCAAATTTAAGCGGTTAGGTATTGCGTTAAGTGAAACCGCCGAGGCAATCGGCATGGCCATACTGCCAGCCGTTGAAGCGGTACTGCCATACCTCATTACTTTTGGTAATTGGGCGCAAGACCACGTAGGCACATTGCTTGCCGTAGGTACCGCCATTGCCGCCATTGCTACCGCGCTTATCGGTTTTAAGGCCGCGCAAATAATTGCTAACGCTGTAACCGTGGTAACTACCGCGCTTAACTGGTCACTCGCTGCATCGGCTGCAGCTGCTAACACCGCGCTAACCCTTGGTGTTGGTGCTGCCGCTATTGCTGCCGGGCTTGTAGTTGCAGCGGGCGCGTTCCTAGCGTTTAAGGCTGCCACTAAAACAAGCGTGGAAACCATTAAACCGTTTGGGCCTCAACTAAGCGAAATAAATAACGGCCTAGGTACCTTGCCACCAAAACTTGAGGGCGCGGGTAACGCTGCCAAGGGCATGGCCGACAAGATTAAAGAGGCAAGCGAAGCGCTAAAGAAATACTTAAGCGCCGCGCTCGAGGATGCACAAACACAGTTACAGGATGCACAAGTAGCGTTTGATGATTTCGCTACCAACGTAAGCGACAGCATTAAAGATGCGTTTAGTTTTGCTGATGCTAAAGACGCTGGCGATGAAACAGGCGCAGGATTTTTACAAGGCTTGCGCGATCAAGTAGCCGGAATAGTTAAGTACGGCAACGATGTTAAGACCTTGCTTGAAATGGGTTTAAGCCAACAATCATTACAGGCCGTGCTAGATGCAGGCGGTGAAAGCGGCGCAGCTATTGCAGCCGAGTTAATCGCTGGCGGTGTTGGTGCTATTAACGAAACCAACGAATTGGTAAAGGCTGCCGATAACGCAGCTGCAACCATTGGCCAACAGGCCGCCCAAGCATGGTTCGGGGCTGGTGTAGATAACGCCAAATCTTATTTGCAGGGTGTCGAAGCGGCATTTGATGAAGCCCAAAAACGGTTAAAGGCTAAGGGTCTAAAACTGGCTGACATTAAAGGCATTAGCGCGGGGTTCAGCGAAGCAATCACACGCCCACAGGTGCAATCAGTTATCCCAATGGGAAGCCCTACAGAGGGTTGGGGTATTGGTGCTAACGGCAACATAACTATTAACTTGTCGAGCCTTGTGCCTACCGCGCAAACTGGCGAGGTAATCATTAACTCGATACGCGCATACAACAGGGCGGCAGGCCCCGCCAATATCGCGGTGGCATAATGGCTACCTCGGTAGTTGCCAGCGGAGACTATGAACTATTTATAGATACCGGGTTTATGCTTGACGCGTTTACCCTTGACAACAGCATTAGAGGCGTCTTAGATAACACGCAATACGTGCTAGATGGTGTAAGCGAGTTTGCGCCAATGATGGAATACAGCAAAGGCATTAGCGTTAATCGTGGGCGTAGGGAAATAGGCGATCAGTTCAGCGCTGGCACCATGACTTTTACCCTCGATGACACGCTGGCTGGCGGCATCCTAAACCCGCTGTATACGTCTAGCCCGTTCGTAGACCCTGCAGGGCAGTTTACTCTAGCCCCATTGCGTCGAGTGTCGTTTGGCCGTTACAACACCGCTAACGCCTTTGTGCCGTTATTTGTTGGTCAGATCGTGAATTATGACTACTCGTATGAATTGGGCGGAAACAATACCGTTACCGTTTATTGCGCGGATGATTTCTATTTACTAGCCCAAACCGTAATGAACGAATTTAACGTGACCGAGCAACTAAGTAGCGCCCGGCTTACAGCGGTATTGGATTTACCCGAGGTTGCTTACCCAGCGTTAAGCCGTGACATTTCTACAGGCACCCAAACCCTTGGCGGTTCGGCTGCATACACAATCCCTAACGGCACAAACGTAAAGGCTTACATAGACCAAATACAAGCTGCCGAACAGGGCCGTATTTTTATGTCGCGTTCAGGGGTGCTTAATAGTGACCCTCGAGTAGGCAATACTCTTAGCGGTAGCGTTGCCGATTTCCACGATGACGGCACCAATACCCCGTACAACAATTTGGCCATAACCTATAACGCCGATCAGATCGTGAACCGCGCCAGCGTTCAACACCTAGGCGCTACAAGCCCCGAGGTAGCCGACGATCTAGCCAGCCAAGCAAAATATTTAATCCAAACGGTAAGCATCGGTGACAGCCTGCTACATAACGACGCGGCAGCTGCAACGCTCGCCAGTTACCTGCTAGTCGGGGAACCCGACGCCACGTTTACCGGGGTACAAACCGATTACCTCATGCTCACCACAGCACAGCGCGAAAACCTAGCCCTAGTAGATATTGGCGACACGATCACCATAACCAACACCATTGCCGGCGGTGAGGTAGCACAGGAACTAAGCGTAGAGGGCATCGAGCATCGCCTAGATTTTGTGACCGGGCATCGCGTCACCTACTACACGGCGCCTACGGTAATTGTTTACGAGTTTGTACTTGATGACCCAATTTTCGGAAAATTAGACATACAAGACCCGCAACCCGTTTTAGGATAAAGTACATATATGGGCGCCAACGCAACAACATTTGTACCGAGTTACACAAGTGGCGAGGTTTTGACCGCTGCCAATTTGAGCGTGACAAACTCGGGTATACCAGTATTTGCTACCACGGTTACACGTGATGCCGCGTTTGGTGGCACAGGTGAAAAGACTCTAGCCGAGGGCCAATTTGCTTACATCGAAGCAACTAATTTGACCCAGTATTACGATGGCGCGGCATGGCAAAACGTGGGCGTTGCCGGGCTTACATACATTACGCAGGCAACACCGAGCGCGGTAAATAGCGTTTCCATAGATAATTGTTTTACTAGTACATACCAAAATTATTTAGTAACAATTTCTAACACGGCATTAGTTGGAACAAATGCTGGTATGCATTTGAGATTACGAGCAAGTTCAACCGACAGCACAACAAATTACAGTTCAAATCGTATTTTTGGATTTTCAACAACAGTTGGCTCAAGT